GCAGCCCATTATGCGGCCAGCTCCTTCCCGTTACGTGACTTACGGCTGATCAGCACGCGGTCGCCAGTGTTGATAAACCCTTTGAACTTCTCGAAAATCTGATCCATGTCCCAGCCGGGGCCGTTGAACACGATGGGTTGGGTTGCGGCGATCTGACGCAGCAGCGCGACTACTTCGCCGTTATCCGCCCCGCCCACGCCACCGGACTCCATCGCTCGTGTGATCCGCTCGTTCTGACTCGCGCTGAACACCCTCTCGCCTTTGTCCAGCAGCCACGTCCCCTCGCTTGGGATGCTGTCGATGCCGTCGTGGGCCATGCCTGCTAACGACGCTTGTGACACTGCTAGAGACGTAGTAGCCGTAATCCCCGCCATAGCTGGGCCTGAGTTGCCGCCGAAGCTGGCAAGAGACGCCATAGCCGCCGCAGGTGCATAGGCTGCTGCGATGGCGGCCCCGCTCACCTTAGCCGCTGCGGTTGCCGCGACAAGGCTGGCTGCTGCCGCCGTCTGGCGGGCTTTGTCCGCTGCAAGCTCAGTCGCCAGCTCTTTCTTGGTGGCGGACACCTTAAAGAAGTGCAGCGCGGCTTCTTGCAGGAGCTGCTGCGTGATGGCGCTGATAACGGAAGTCAGGATGGTTTTGCCCAAGCTCTCCATCAGCTTGCGCATGTCCTCACCTTGAACGAGCATCTGGGCGAAGGCGTCGGACGTGCCTTCAATCAGCGTCCCGATAGAGTCGGCCATGACGCCCTCGAACACGGCGGCAGCGTTGGCCGACTGGTTCTGGTAGTCCTCCAGCAAGGCGTCGATATACTCGCCTTGGGCCTCGAACGCGGCCACACGGGCCTCGCCCATAGCCATCTGGTGCCGACGTTCTTCCGCCAGCAGCGCTTCGTTCAACGACACGTTCAGGCCAAGTATCTCAGCATTAGCCGAGGTCAGCAGGGCCATCCGGGCCTCATGGATGGCTGTCTCACGGGCTACCGGGTCATATTCCAGCAGCAAGTCGCGCTGCTCTTTCAGGCGGGCTTTCTCGGCCTCGGCCAGCTCTTTTGCGTGCCGTTCCCCGTCCTTAATAGCTTCTTCCGCCCATTGCTCACGGGCAGCGATCTCCTTCGCTTTTTGAGTTTCGAGGTCTTTGAGGTGCCGTTCCCCGTCCCTGATTACTTCGCCAGACCACTTAGACCTAAGCTGCGCTTCTCTGCGCATCTGCGCCGCCAGCGCCTTTTCATGTGCGTCAGACGTTCGCAGTTTGACTTTCTTCTCTTCCGAGGCCGCGATGATGCGTTGCATCTCGTTTTCATGCCGCACCGTCTCGGCAAGAATCAGGGCGTTGATGCCCTTGGTCTTGCCCTCGGCTGTCCGACCGTAGGCGATCAAGTCGGCGATAGACTGCTCATGCTTCTCCCGCTCGGCCTGCAACTCGGTCAGACCGGCCTCACGGATCGCTTCAGCGCGACGCCCTAGTGCATCGTCGTCCTTGCCTTCCAACTTGTCGCGGGTCTTATAAAGCTCCTGCAACGTGACGTTGGCTTTGTCAATGGCGTCGCGCAGTTCGTTGTAATCTTCCCTCACCCCTTTCAGGCGCGACATCGTTCCTTTGTACGCGAGGCCGTCCATCTTTTGCGCGGCGTCATACAGGCGCAGCGTCTCGGTGTAAGTCTCCCCGGCCTCTTCTTTGAGCGAGGCCAGATCAGCTTCCTGCTGCTTGATAGCGTCGTTAGTTTCGATCAGTTGCGCAGTCAACGTCCCGGCATAGACGCCTTCCAGCTTCTCCCGCAGCTCGTCGGCCTTCGCCCCAGCAGCGTCGAATGCCTTCCAGAGCGTACCGCCGACCGCCGCAGCGATAGCGATCACGCCACCGATGAGAGGGCCGTTACGTCCGAGCACTTCAGCCAGTTGCGAGCCTTGCTGCGCGATGACGGTAAACGCATCGGTTCCAGCTTGCAGTTGCACCGTGGCGTCCTGCATCTGACGGCTGAAGTTCGTCACACGGTACGACATGTCGTCCATCGACTTCGCCGACTTGCGCGTCGCTACGTCCGAGTAGCCGAAGCTGGACGCGGCACGCTTGTTGGCGTTGTCCGCTGTCTCGGCGTACTTCTTGAGCGAAGCTTGAGACTCCCGGAGCTTGCGCTCCAGCTCCTCGTTCTCGGCCCGCAGGGCGACGATTATCCGGTCTTCAGTTTTTCTTGCCATGCGCCAGCACTCTCAGTCGGGCTATGAAATTCTGCGTTTCGTTCTTCGGTTCGGTGTTGACCATGAAGTCCGTGGTCGTAAACTTCTTCTTGCTGTGGCAGTTAGCCACGGTCGAGGCGATCAGGGCCGCGTGCAGGTTGTCCCTGCGCACACCGAACGGCTCGATCTGGTAAAACGCCTGCCACCGAACGAACTCGGCGCAAGGCATCAAGTCGATCTCTCGAAGCGTGCGGCCCAAGGCTAGTGCCAGAATGCACTTGAACCTTTCCTCAGGCCGCTCTCTCAGTTTTTTACTTCTTCCTCAACGGCGTCCGCCACCAGCATACCCGAAATGCGCAGCACTTCTTGCGACAGGTGCTTGACCACCTCGAACCCGAGGCTGGCTACGCCGTCGATGTCTGCGTCGGTCAGGGACGGGCAAGACCGGGCCACCAAGAACGCGGCAGACCGGACGAAATCGGCAGTCTCCTTGTTGCGCTCCAGATGGTCGGCACGATCCGCCAACGTCAGTTCGCGCAGCAGGATCGTCTCGTCGGTTCCCGGTATACCTACGACTACTTCCTTCAGCGGGCAGGCCCGCTTCAGGGCTTCCAGATTGGCTATCATGATACGGCAAGACCCCCAGAAATCTTGAATGTGAACGAAATCGCGTTCTTGTCGCTGTTGCTGGGTGCGAGTTCCCAGCCCATGTAGACCGCCGCGAAGTTGTAAGTCTCAGTCGCCGTGCCGTTGTCGCACACGATCCGAATGTTCCCCGTATCACCCTTGCGCGTCTTGGCGGCGACTTGCTGGGTCGCGTCAATAACGTGGTTACAAGTGACGGAGAACTCCTTACCGTCAGCCAGACCGGCGATGTACTCCTTGCTGCCGTTCGATGCGAAGTGCGTGACTTCGATCAACTCGGTAGTCTCGCCCAGACCGCTGATCTCGGTGACTTCTTCAAGTGCGGTGAACACTTCAGTTGGCGTCGCACCATTGCCCAAGGAAAGGGTGACGCCGCTAAAATAGGCTGCTGTTGCCATAGTATAATCCTCAGTTTAGAACAGTGTGGAATAAGTGAACACAAGGCCCATGTGGGCCTCGCCGTCCATGTCGTAATCGAATCGAGTCAGGAGGGGCCGAGGCATGGCGGTACTAGCCATAATGGCCGCGTGCGCCAACTCCATCGCCGCGTCCAACTCCCCGTCGGTGCCTTTCAGCACCACGTACTTGACAAACACCTCGGCGCGCTCTTCCCGTACCTGATCGCCCAGAGACAGACGGATGTCCCCGCCGTCCATGAATACGCAGAAGTACCGCTGAAGCGTGCGGGCGTCAGCGATCCGGGTCGAGAACACTTGCACGCCCGGCACTGCCGAACGGATTGCCGCCGCGAAGGCGTCTCTAACGTCTTGCCTTGACAATTCCTTTAATCCTCGCGCTAAGTTGCGTTGCGAACTCTTTATCGAAGTCCCTCTCCATCACCCGTGCTGCCGCTGCCTCGAACACCGGCTGGGCTTTGTCTCGGAAGTGGATGCGTACCACGTCAATCGGATAGCTTTTCCCCTTGATCCGTCGGGGTAGACGGTACTTACGGTCAGCCGTCAATAGTCGTTGGAACAGGTGGTACTTCTTGTTAAGAATGCTGCGGCCAAGGAATGTGCGGAGGTACTGCCGCCCGGCCACCCGATGCCCTAGATTGTTGGAATCGAAGTTGGTTTCTATGGCCGGGATCGCCCGAGCGTAGAGACTCATTTTCGTTTCCATGTTGACCGGCGTCGCGTTCTTGACGAACACCCGGCGGCGTATCACCTTCTGGTTCACGTTCACTACTCCCGCAACTTCTTTCACCGTCTCGGTGATTACGCGGCGGGACAAACGGGCCATAGTGGACACATACGCCTTCGGGATATGCACCTTATGGATGTCGTCAAGGTTTCGGACTAAGTCGTCCACCTGAGCACGGACAGAGACGCGGTAAGTCATTGCCGACCTGCCGCGCCTGTCACGGTGTAGCGATCTTCTGCGACGATCTTGGTTATCACCAAGACCCCCGCCGTCGTCTCGTAAGTATCCCCGACGGCCATGTTGCCGATCTGCTGCTTGCGCGCAGTCACCTCATAGGCGTTGAGCATAACTTCCCCATATTGCGAGACGCGTTCTACTTCCTCCGACACGATGACCTTGACAGCCGTCTGGTTGTTCCAGATCGCGGTGTCGGAGAAGATTGCAAAGTTCGCGTCTGCGGCGAGACGAGCGGCGGTGTCAAAGAAGCTCATTACGCGACAGTACCGACGCCGACGTTAATCTTCACATCGATCTCAGTCACGCCGTTGCCTGCTGACTCCATCGCCACGCAGCAGCGTGAAACGTCGCCTGTAGCCGGGGTCGCCAAGTTGTCGTCGAATGCGCCCGCAGACGCATCCCAGATGACGGTCTGGCCGACGGTGATAACCGCGCCCGACACTTTCGGGACGGTGAACACGCCTTCCAGCGCGACAGTGCCGGTTGCGCCGTTGGCGATGTCCACCAGCGCAATGCCGATCTGTTCGCCGATGACGCACACGTCGCCCGCAGACAGCGCAGTGCCGCCGTTGGTGTAGTCGAGGGTCGCGCCCTCGTAAACATAGTTAGTAGCCATAGTCTTTAATCCTCAGCTAAGGGGCGCTTACGCGCCCGCATTGGTGACAGCGCCGCGATAGTCAATCGCACCGACGCCGTAGTCATGTCGTACCTTGAGCTGCACGCCATCGACGGTGAAGCCGTCTTGGCGGTCAAGGAACGGTTCTTGGTTGCCGTCGAGGAACGAAACCTCGATAACCGGCGCTTCGCTCGGGTCAGCGAACGCATAGCGACGAGTCCCACTCAAACGCGGAGTGTCCACGATGTCACGGAACAGGCCACGGGACACGTTCGGACGGCGTTGCTGCTTGTTCGACTCGTCGTCGTACTCGGCTTCGTTCACCTGACGTGCCAGACCGAGCAGACTGGTCGGAACCAGCAGGATAGACGGACGCAGGTCGAGGTAGTCGTTGCCGCTGACATCCTTCTGACCTGCCATCAGTACGCGGTCTGCGTCGATGGCCGTCATAGACAGCGCCGCGCCGGTAGAGATGTTGTTCTTGCCGGTTCCACGGTTATGGAACAGCGGGTTGTTGTCCGACATGGTAGGGCCAAGGCCAGCGTTCTCCGCCAGCAGTGCGAACACGTCGGCTTCAATGGTGCGGCGTGCGGCACGGCCCAGCATTGCGGACAGACCAAGGAACGCCCCCAGATCGTCGTCGATGATCATCTTGCGAGACAAGTTGATGATGTTGCCTTTGGTGTCGATAGACACGCTGGACTTCTCGCCGTCAGGGATTGACTTGTTCTTGTACTCGCCCAGCTCATTCAGGCTGTCCAAGTTGCCGAAGCTCCCCAGACGGTAGCGCGGATGGGCACGGAAGTCGCTCACGCTGCCAACGGCGCAGAAGCGGCTCCAGCGGTCAGACTGGGTGGTGTAGGCGTTCTGGAGCACCTTGTCCATGGCGTTTTCCAGCAGGATCGGGAAGTCACTCGTGGACTGCGTGAACGCACGGCCAACAATCGCCATCTTGTCCATGCCGTCGGTGCGCCCGCCTTCCAGTTCCAGTGACCGGCGTGCAATCTCCAGCAAGGAGTAGCTGCGCAGGCTGTTGGTACCCTCGATCTTGCCGAAGCCGCCACGCGCCATGATGGCTGCCGTTGCGTCTTCGACGAAGCGCTGACGCCCGGACGTGCCGGTTTCAACACGCTGCGCGCCGATAATCTCAACGGCAGAGTCACGTTTAGCCAGAGTCTCCAGCACCGCAGCGCGAGCGCCGTTGATGTCAGAGCCTTCGTTGACCAGCTTGTCGGCCAAGTCTTCAGGTAGTTTATGAGCGCGCACCAAAGTACGAATCTCGGTTTGACGGGTGCGTTCCTCGGCAACTACTGCTGCGCGGGATGCGTCCGTTTGTACAGGGGCCGCCGCAGGAGCGGTCGGGATTACATCGTCTTCCATTTTTCGTACCTCGCTAGGTTCTGTGGGAAGTTCTTGAATTACAAATTGCTCAGATCGACCTACGCCAACCGTAGGGTCTGCCGCCAGAGGAACCATACTGATTTCCATTGGCTGCCATCGAACGACCCGGTATGAATTCGGGTCTTTCTTGGTTTCGCCTTCCTTGGTGAGCTTGCGCTCTAAAATCTTGTAGCCGACGCTGACGCCGGTCAGTATCTTGTCCTTGATGTCCGACCACACCCCGTCTACCTCTGCGCGCTTCGACAGGCGCACATCGGCATAGCCGCGCCCGTTCTCAATCCACGCCTTCTCGACTACTCCGATATGGTTGTCCCGCCCGCAGGACGAGTGGTTATACAACAGGGGTGCCCCGCCCGTTGCCAAGCGGGACATATCCACTTCCGAGGCGTCGTGGCCTAGAGTCTCGATCCACGGATCGTCAAACCACGAGGATCGGGTGTATGGCTCCTCGCTGGAGAAACTG